CTAGAACAAATGTATCCGTCATCTGGATTGCATCCCGGGGCAGTACGTGAACCCACATACCACTTTCCAGTGGCATTGTGAGTCCAACAATAGAGAAACGGGACTGACTTTGCTAATGCCCGTTTACTCCCTCTGATATACAAAGCCATTTGCTCTCAGATTCCTTATTATCTAATTGGTCTACGAACGGTGCGGCGTGATTCAGCGACTGGACTGTGAGTCTGTGACGCACCGTCCTTCTTTACTGGAGCTGGAGTCTTGTCGAGATTTGCGTTGTTCTTACCTGGAACATTCTTGAACTTTCCTGCGCCTGGTACATCGCCTTCACCCTTAGTGTAGATGTCTTTAGGACCCCTAGGACCAGTTGGGACAGTTTCAGATGAACCAGAGAACTTTACTGGCTTGCTGTCCATTCCTGCTTGTCCTGAGTTGAACGCTGCTGGGCTCTTAGTATATGCACCGTTGTCACCGTGAGTGACAGACACCTTCTGAAGATTGACGTTTTCCATCATCATGTCTTCGTCTATCTCGTCTTCTTCACCACCGAGTTCGCTGTCGTCAAAGTCACCTTCGTCTCCGAAGTCTTCTTCGCCGCCGGCGTCGTTACCCATGATTTCTTCAAACTCTGCCATCAATTGGTCGAGCTTGTCTTCGATGCGGATTACTGCATCTTCAATTTCTTCGTGTTCGGCTTCTTCGTCGCCTTCGTCATGGTCTGCTTCAAGATCGTGGGTGAAATCTTCACCGTCTTCTTCTGCTTCGTCATCAAACTCGATGTCTGACTCGTCTTCTTCCATAACGCCTGATTCTTCTGCGTTGATTTCGTCTAATAGGTCCCCAACTTGGCCGCCCATACCTTCTTCCATGTCGTCTTCGGCCATGATTGACTCAAAGATTTCACGTGACTTTTCTACAACGATTTCGTGGAATAGTTCACTGGCTTGCTCTTGATCCTCGTTAACTACGAGATTGATCAGTTGTTCGTACTTTCTGATGTCCATTAATTTGTCTCCTGAATAGAAATGGCTTTGTATATCATACTTATGCAGTGAGACAAAAAAACACCGTATTAAGTAGTCTTTTTTGCGTTTTTGTCGGTGCTATACAAAATAAATATGGAGAAAGATAAATAAAGATGTAGTTCACGGTGCGCTAACACCCAACTACTCTAATGCTATAAGGAGCAATCAGCATGTGTATTTATTGCGGCACTACCAAATACCGTAGAATCTACGAACAACACAACGGACCTATTCCAAAAGAAGAGAATGATCGATCATATGAAATCCATCACATAGACGGTGATCATTCAAATAATGACCCGATAAACTTGAAGTGTGTAACTATTCAATAACATTATGATATTCATTATTCTCAAGGTGACTACGGTGCTTGTTTTTTACTAGGTAAAAAACAAAAAGTTTCACCTGAAAAACTATCCGATTTGAATAGGCTACAGAACTTAACCAGAATACAGAATAATACCCACAACTTGATCAAAAGGGCAGATGGTAGTTCACATGCGTCGGACAGGGTAAAAAACGGAACTCATCATTTCTTAGACAAAGAAGCCGCAAGTCTCAGAGGAAAAAACGAGTAGAAAACGGAACTCATCATTTCTTGAAACAAAACAGGTCACTTGCTTTTGTAGATAAAGTTAATCAACCTGTATATAAATGGAAACACGTAAAAACTGGTGAAATAGAAATTTTAACAGCAAAAGATTTCATGATCAAACATGATTTATCAAAGTATCAAGGGAACATAAGTTGGTTAATAAGTGGTAAACATAAATCGGTTAAAGGTTGGATAGTAATACGAGATTGACGAGTTTCTCCTATTTAAATAGGACAAACGTCTCCTTCATATTCAGGTTTTACGATAACTAGATGCTAGGTGCCCCGGCCGCAGCGTCAGGTTTTGCACCGTACTGATTTCTAACTTTATCCAGATAGAGTTTCTTTTCGTATTGACGGACATCCATCATTCTACGGAGCTTTCTAATCTGCTTTAATGTTAGCTTAGTCTTGCGAGAAGTACGATATACAGGCTTGCTGTTGTCGTCGTTGACATCCTGTAGACCTTGTATAGGTGGATCAAACAATTCAAACAGTATCATAACGTATCCTTTGTTATGTGTTATTTATCTTAGAAGCCGCCGCCCGTAGGTGCAGCGGGTCCGCCAGACACTGCTGACGGTGCAGAAGAAACATCTCCGCCGATAACGGGGCCAACAGCTTCAGGTGATTCAGCTTCTTGTCCTGAGTTTTCAATCTGGTCGGACGTATCCATGTCTGCATCAAAATCTCCAGTAGATATACCAACGTTTCTGAGATCAGAACCTTGAGGTGCCTCTTCGATCTCTTCTTTATTTTCTTCTTCCCAAAGCTTTTCATTCTTCTTGATTTCTTCTTCAGAAAGTCCTAAGAATCTCTCTAGTGCGAAACGCTTTGAGATATAAGGGAATGCTTCCATCGAAGCGAACGTAGAAACACGAGAAGTGTCCATCTCTGCTTGGCGATATGAAGCAAAGTTTTGTGGAGGATTAAACGATATCTGGAACAGACTTGTATCAATATTGAAGCCTCTCCAACGAAGGAACAACTTGAACTCTTCATCCAACTTCAAGCAGATATAGTTCTGTAGTCTTTCGCAATACTGATTGAATCTAAACTCTTGAATCATAGCAGTACCAACACGCCCGTCGTTCATTGGAGTAGAGTTGTCGTCAGGGCCAGTAGGAAGATATGAGCTTGGAACACGAAGACCACGAGCAAGTCTGTTATTGAAGTACTTCAAGTCGTCAATCTCACCGAGATTTTGTCCACCAGGAAGAACTTCAACAGATGAACCACGACCTTCTGCTGTTACAGGGAAAAAGTAGTCTTCGTTCATTGATAGAGGATTGTATGAAGCATCGACGATTGATGATCCACCATATACTGATGGAATTCTACGTTGGTGAATCTCGTTCTTAACACGCTCAACGAATGCCATAGCTAAGTGACTTGGCATGTTACCAACGTCAATCTTAAACATTCTGCGTTCTGGTGCACGTTGCACACGATAGATTAGAACAGCGTCTTCAAGTAGTTCTTTTTGCTTGTATACTTTAAAGATATTTTCTAGAATAGATTGTCCAAATGGCCAGAATCTATCAAGACCTTCAGTCAATGACAGGTGCAGCACATGCTTAGAGTCAATCGCTGATTCCGATTGACCTAGAGTGAATCTTGAGCCAGATGTGTTATAAGGCATTGCAGGAACAGTGTAGGGAGTGTTAGTTCCACCACCGGTTCCACCTAGTCCAGTTGCAGGGTTAGCAGCAAAATCAGTGTTAGTTTTTGTTGCCACTGACAAGTTCTGTAGATTGATGTTGATGTCTTTGATGACATACTGCTCTGGCTTCTTGCCTTCAGATTCATTCACGATGACCTTGATGACCTTAACCATGTCAACCCAGTAAAGCTTAAAGTTTTCCGGGTCACGAACGAATACTTGGTCACCGTATTTGATGACGTTTCTAAAGATTTTGAACATGCGGACATCAAACTCATTTAGTTTACACCACTGTTGTAGTTGCTTACCTAGCAACTCAACTTCGTGTGGTGTCGGGTCATCTTTGAACTCGAACGAGAATGGAGTCTTGTTGTATTCGTTTCGTTGAGTTGAGAACTCTGAGATGATGTCTAAACAAGCATTGATTTCTGCGTCAACATCCATCATCTCGTATTGGTTATAACGTTCGATTCTGTTTGGATGTCCTGTGTAGACTTCTGGAAGTCTTGACATGTAGTTCTTGTAACCAAACTCAGTATTATTCCAACCACCTGTTGGGCTACCGTTCTGACCCGGAGAGCCATTCCATGATCCTGTAGTACTATTAGCGCCCGAGATAGGACTCGAAACGCCGCTCTTATTTAGGAATCTTTTCTTATAACCTGCCATTTGAACCAGTTCTCTTAATATAATATTTAGTGCTACGCCATTGAATGGCGTAATAACTTAGTCTGCGTTCCATGACTATTTTCAAGAACAGAGATCACTGTATCTAACTTTTGTGCCATCATAGAGAACATTTCTACAGTCATTCCGCTGGAAGATGCTGCTGCACTTTTTGCGCCGGGCTTTCCGCTAATAATATTTTCCATCGAATGTACTTCTGATGTCGGAGTCTTTGCTAGTTTTGCGAGAATTGAGTCTTGGCCCATCGGCGCGACCAGCTCACCGCCGTGCAATGTAGCCGGATATCCGGCTGCCGGGCCATCAAACATTCCACCGTATTTAGCCTGAAGTTTTCCTTGTCGTAGTAATCCGATATCATCTTGTGCGCGTCTTCCTACTTGTTTTGCCCACTTGCTAGAAGCAAGTTGGTCCGCAGCACCTTCCACGTCACCGGCTGATATCGCTGCGGTAAAATGAGGCCATTTCTTGTACCAAGAAGGACCCATGTTATATGTGAGATCCGCTAGTACTGCTTGACCTTTTTCGTTTAACTTGTTATAACCCGGTATACCGGAGGCAGCTTGCTGATGTTTGCTGAAATCTTGTTGATAAAGTTTCATCACTTCATCTTTTGAGAACTCTCTATTCCATTCAGGAGGAAGGGTACTCCCATCACCTATCAGGTGACCTACCCCAATAGTCCATTTTCCAAGAGAATCTTTATACGGCCTTGTTCTAACTCCTTCATGTCCGGCAATCAAGTTCATTACCCAGCTGCCCATAGAGCCTAAGGCACCCATTGCAGATTTTCCAGCTTTTCCTAAGAAACTTCCAGCTGCGCCCAACGCGCCGCCAGCTGCATGACCAGCTGCGCCTAACGCACCTCCTACTGCACCCACTGCCCCGGCGCCAAGCGCCGCTCCTGCTCCCATGGCGCCGCCTATTCCTCCTCCGCCGCCTCCGCCGGCGCCGCCTCCGCCATGTGTAGACATAGCTGTAGTAAACTTCAAGAATGCATCAGCGTTCTTGTCTGCATTAGGACCAAAATCCATCTTAGTGAACTTAAGGAATGCTTCAGTCGGGCTGTCTTGACCGAATAACTTGCTTAATCCGGAAACTGCTATATCTTTTATTGCTGTTCCCAAGCTTGGTCCGCCTTTATAATTAGACATCGCTTCCGAAAATGCAACAAGCGCCTCAGCATTATTTTTCACCTTTAAACCATCTATAGGGAATGATTGGAAATACATTAGTTGCTTAGCAGCAATCTTTAGCGGATCTTCTTTACCTCCTCCAGTAAAGAAGTTGGCCATTCTACCCATTGCTCCAGCAACTTGTCCAGCGCCTATAGCAACGATGCCAACGCCTAATGCCGCCATACCTAAACCGGCTTTTTTAAGATTTTCGCCGTTAATGTCATTAAACGCTTTTAAACTCTTTCCCAAGCTTGGAAGCATTACGCTTATTAAGCCGCCGCCTATGGCCAAACCAGCACCGATACCGGTGATGATTGCTCCAATAGCTGCTCCTAATGCTACACCGCCAAGTGCCACTTCAGGCCCAGCAGCACCTGCTGCTGCTAGTGCTTCTACTAGACCCTTAAGCATTCCGCCGCCGGCGGCTTTACCCATACCACCTACTGCCTCAGCGGCGCCGGCTGCTCCTTTCGGAGCACCGCCTCCTAATAGGCCCGCAAGTCCACCTGCTTTTCCTAATGCTGCTTTTCCTAAGTTAAATGTAACTAGCCCAAGAGCTCCTGCAAGTGCTACACCGGCGGCAGATGCTAAAGTTAATCCAAGGGTGAATGGATTCATAGCACCAAGCATACTGTCAAATCCAACTTTTATGTCTGTCTCTGATTTAACTAGCTGATCTCTCGCCTTTTGTGCTGGATCTCCAGCATCTTTATCCGAAACTCCGCCTGACGATAATCCGGACATTTGATTTACATTTCCGACTACCCCCTTAGCGTTGTTCCCGAACATGGCTG